CCCATTTGGGGGGCGCAGCACTTCGATGTGTAAACCCTATTCTAGCAAAGAGGAAACTATGCATGAGCTCTGTCTCTTCCCGTACACTCGATGAGTTGTACGAGTTAAGATATAACACGACGCTCGATATGTATCGGCGCCGTGCTCGTGCATTTGAGGTTGAAGTACTCACCAATTTAGGTGTTGATAAGCGGTTTCATCCTAAACTAATATTCTTAGCGAACTGGGCCGGCTCTCTAGCTTTTAAACTAGATCCGTACTGGCAGCTAAGAAAGATTGATAATCCGGCGGAAGCGAAGTATCGAAACTCGCTGACTCCTGATATCTTTCCAGTTAAGGTTGTACCCGCGAACCGGACTCGAACTTTTGCGTGTATACATTCAGACGCCATATTTAGTCAATGGCAGAAGACTATATCCTCGCAATCTTCGAATATCCAGTTCATCAATGGGGGTTGGCGTGTTGTCGACAACCCTGGTTCCGTGACCGTTACCACTGGCACGCATAGCGATGCTACGCAAGCCAGTATATACGGGTTCATTAAGGACACTACTGATTCTACTCGTAATCCTCAAAAGGAAAACAAGAAAGAAAGTAGTTCTCGGAAATCTTCTATGATTGTGAAACGTGGTAGTCCTCCTAAGCAGTCTAATCAGACTGCAAAGTTGAACCATCAGGGCGAGTTCGAGCTTTGGAAGCCCAAATTCGATTCTGATTCCGCGACCGCACAAATACAAGAAGATGATACTATCTCAAAACAGAGACAGATTGTGGTCGGACCCCATGGCGAAGAGCTATGGACTTCCGGTCACATTCAAGTCTTCTGGGATGAGAGTTTCCCAGGCCCAAGTGCTTCTGTGAGTAAAGCCAGCGTTGATTCACTAGCAGTCTCTGAAAAGACTAATGCCTTGTCTGTCATGACTAAAAATTGTGACAGGCTTGTTGAGCAATGTTTGCCCAGCAGGAGGTATTATAATCTTCTCTATCAGATTGCTGAACTAAGGGACCTTTCTAGTACTTTGAAAGGCACCCTAGAACTGTGGATCTTGCTTGAGAAGGAGATAGGAAAAGGCGTCTTTCAACGCTTATTTACTAATCCTTCTTATTGGACTGATGATCTACGTTTAAAGATCGTGCCTTTTGCACGAAATTTACATATAGACATCCGTCCTGATCAGATTCTGTCATCCGCTTACTTGAACTTCAAGTTCGGATGGCAGTCTATGATCCAGGCTATTACTCAACTGGCATCATCTCCCGAACGTGTCACTAAGGATATTAACCGCCTTATTGCCGCGAACGGGAAAAATGTCACGCTGCGTTCAAAATTTCATTATTCTGAACCAGCGACCTCGTTTCCCACCATTAGTTGGTATAAATCACAGAGGACACTTGAGGACCCAGCGAAACCACCCTCAATAAGTGGTATTCGCGAAGTCTTTATCCGCTGTTCTGTGAACAGTGGACTCAATCTGCCCAAAGTGGATCTCCCTACTCTTCGTAAGAATTTGTTTAACGAAAAGATGGGAGCCACGCCTACGCCTGGAGATGTATACGACATACTTCCCTGGACGTGGTTAATCGATTGGGTTTTCGGTGCTTCTGACTATGTCCATTTGATGGACTCAGTCAACGGGCAGCGAAACCTTCTCAATTATGGTCTTATCACATATGAATCTCATTTGCGATATGACGCGCGGTATAACAACCATTGGTTTAACTTCCATAAAGTCTTGATTATCCCGCCTGGAGGTCAATCTGGGGTTGATACCCGGATAGATCTTCCTCGCAGTGCTAGTCTAACCGCGAAGTATCAACTTCGCAAAGACGTTATGGCCTTTGCTGGACTATCTGACTATTCTGGTCTGGGGACGTCTCCATACCAGAAAGGTATTCTTGCTGCTCTGTTTTCACAGTTTAGCAAGAACCCCAGTAGTACACGGCCTCCTCTTACAAGAGGATGACGCGGCTACTGGTCAGCCTGGAGCAATCCTGCTCTAGGTTAATCACAGCAAAGAAAGACCTCGTAGATGTTAATTGATCCAATCACAGTTGCAGCTGCCGCCCCGACTCCTGCGTTGAGTTTCGCAGTAGTCTCGTTTGACGGTCAAGGTATGGGCTCGGTTCGTAAAGACGTAGTCAATGGCTACGGACTTACGATCAAGCACACCTCGAACGCCAACACGGGCGAACGGCATTACATGCAACTGACACAGTCAGTGTCGGCTGTTAACCCCTTTACCGGGGGTACCAGTCTACAGACTGCGTCTGTTTCACTGTCGGTTTCCATCCCAGCTTTTGGATGGACCGCGGCTCAGAAGGATGCCTTGGTTAAGGCTCTAACTGATACGCTTGCCGATGCAGATGTGACCATAACGAAGCTCAATCAGTTCCAAAGTTAACTCACTTTGGTCGAGCTTCCAACTGAGGGCTACGCATTGTAGTCCTTTAGAAAGGACTATCAATGCGTATACTCTTTATTTTCCCTCTGTTGTTGTTATGCGGCTGTCAAGCAATAGGTGATGTGTATACTTGCACAATCACCGACTGGCATGTCAGCTGTGGATCGATTACTTCTACACAGGACTCTCCGAGCTCCTTTGTAGGAGTCAGAGATGAAAAGCCTGATAGGACTTTCCCGGAGTCTCCTGCATGACTTGCAGCGACTCCATCCTGAGTGCAAAGGTCTCGATAGGGACTTACGTACTATCGAAGCGCGTATCAAAAACGAGGGTGTCGGATTCTTATCCGTCTCCCTTCCTGCTTTTGGCAAGGCTTTTGATCAAAGTCTTGCTCTTGGCAGAATGGCCCACATCCCTGGATTTTCCAGAGATGGAGAAATCCCGAAATTTCTTTCGGGTATTCTCGTCCATGTTTTCGATACTAAAACTGGTCTGCTTAAAGAGGTATCAGATCCCGGTTACATTGTTAGTATCCGGCAAATCTGCTACTTTTTCAAGAAGTACCTACCCGCCGATCTTCGAGCCGCAAGGCTTGAACGAGAGGCGATTAGGGATTTTGAGCAGACCGAGGAGTCGATGGGAGGTTTTCATTCTCCTCTCGTCGACGCACTCGGACGTGTATGCGATTTTCTCTTACCTAAACTCGATGAGTTTCAGGATACGAGATGCAAACACGGCCCAGGCGCTGTTTTGGAAGGATACACTCCGAACGAAAAGTGGTCCGAAGTGTATAACCGTCTTCTTGATTTTGACGGTAGACTGATGCAGGTTGGCTATGATCTCCCAGCATTCTTGCTGGCTGACACAGCTATCCCGCCTCAGTCCTCCCAAAATGACTTACCTAGCCTTTGTGCCAAGCTCGTGACTGTTCCCAAAAGCTGTTCAGCTTTAAGAATAATCACGGTTGAGCCTTGTCTGAACCAATTTGTCCAGCAAGGCTTAAACGGTATACTTAGGGATGAGATCCGAAAGTGTACCGTTCTTCGCAACAGCTTGTCACTTAACACTCAGGTGCCGAATCAAGAATTGGCACTTGAGGGCTCTCGTACAGGCAAATGGGTTACGGTTGACTTATCATCAGCGTCAGACCTTCTTCACAATGATTTAGTGAAGCTAGTCTTTCGAAAGAAACCTCGTTTCTTAGAGGCTCTGATGAACTGCCGTACCCCTCAGGTCAGTATTAACTCGAAAGAGTTAAGCCTGAAAAAGTTTGCCGGTATGGGTAACGCGACAACCTTTCCAGTTCAGTCCGTGGTATTCGCATCTCTAGCGATTGCCTCGATACTGCAGTCAGATAAATCTCTGACTCTGGCTAAGTTAGTTCGCGCGGCTAGGTGTGTTCGTGTTTTTGGTGACGATATCGCCATCAAAAGCGAACATTACCCAGGACTTGCTGACTGGATCAGCTCCTTTGGTCTTAAGATCAACCAAGGGAAGACTTTCTCTGAAGGTTTCTTCAGGGAGAGTTGTGGCGTAGATGCGTACACAGGTGTCGATGTGACCCCTGTGTATCTACGATACGATCCAGAAGTTACCTCAACTGAGCCTAACGCTTTATTGTCCTTAGTATCAACCTCTAACCAACTTTGGCAAAAGGCATACTATAAGACATCGGATTATCTGAAGAAACTTGTAGAGGCCTTGTTAGGTCCTCTACCTCTTGTTTCTGAAGATTGCCCGGCGTTAGGATGGACTAATCGTCGAAATGCAAGTCAGGGCCAGAGATGGTCCCAGACTTTACATAGGTTTGAAGTTCGATCCTATGTTGCCGTTCCTACTCGTAGGAAAGACGCACTCGATGGTTATCCAGCACTCATTAAGTTCTTTCATTCTCCGCATCTTGCAGAGTTTGATGAGGACCATCTGAGTACTTCAGTCCGCAAATTTAACGTTAAGTTGCGGAAGAGGTGGGTGCAGGTTTAAGTAAACCTGTTTAAATCTTGTCTTTACGACAAGTCAGAGGATCGTTGCTTAACCTTGCTTTCAAAGCTTTACTGACTTTGAAGTTTTCGGTTAGTCAACAAAACAAACCGAATCAAGGTGGGAAG